GGCAGGGACCAGCCGTAGCTGCTGCTGGCGCACTTGGTGGTGGTTTAGGTGGTGGATTATTTGGTCAGGGAGGTAGTTTTGCTGGAGGTATTGCCGCTACTGCTGCTGTTACCGCAATTAGTGGGGCGGTAAATGCAGTTAAGGAATTAGGTCAGGCGATGGGGTCATTTACTCAAGACACTAATGCTTTAATGGCAGCTACTGGTCAAGCAAATACTTTTAGAGAGAAGGAGATTAAGTTAATAGAGAAATTGCAGGGAAAGGAAGTAGCGTTTAATGAAGCAATGAAGGACATGATTAAAGTGGTTGGGGAAGACGGAGTTAAAGCACTTAAAGAGTTCGGAGAAGATACAAAGAAATTGTCAGAAGATTGGTCTAGGTTTATGACCAAGATGAGTGCGGGATTAGCAAGATTAATAAATTTTACAGGTCTATTGGGAAAAGGAGGAAATAAGACGGCAATTAGAAGAAGAGAGGAACTAGCTAATAAAGATGCTGAATTATATAGATTACAACAAGAGCATAAAAATATAATAACAGGATTTACTGGTACAAGAAAAGAGAGAAGTGAAGCTCTTGCTCAGAACATGGTGGATACAAAAGCAAGAATTGTTCAATACGACTATGAGCAAATATATTCCAAAGAAAAAGAATTAGATGGTCGTTCAAAAAGAATAAAGAATTTAAAATTAGAAATTGGGTTAGAAGCTCAACGACTTACACAAAGAAGTGAAGAGCAGGATGTTATAAGAAAAACTAATGAACTAAAAACAATTGAAGCAAAAATAGCACTTAAAAAAGTTGAATTTGATAAAGCAGAAGAGGGTATTATAAAAGTTAAATTAGGAGATAAATTAGAAGAATTAAGATTACAAAAAGAAATAAATAAAGCACAGCTAGAAAATGCAAGAATCCTTGCAGATCCTGTGCAAGCAGCAGTAGTAGGTTTGCAAAAAGAGTTAAATAAGTTAAATGACTCACGGTATCAGTTAGTTGAAGCTGCCACTGCTATTGGTAATGCGTTTAGTGAATCGTTTAAAGGAATAGTTAGTGGGTCGATGACAGCCCAACAAGCATTAGCAAACTTATTCCAAAGAACAGCAGATCATTTCTTAGACATGGCTGCACAGATGATTGCAAAGCAAATACAGATGAAGATATTAGGAATAGGTTTAAATTTTGCAGGATATGGCTTTGGATCGGGAATTGAAAAAGCTTTAAGGGGAACAACATCTCCTCCTACAAACGTAGGTTCACTAGGGAATGAGGCGTTTAAAGCATCAGGAGGCCCAGTATCAGGAGGATCACCTTACATCGTTGGAGAGAAAGGCCCAGAACTATTCGTTCCAAATTCAAGCGGTAATATCGTTCCAAATCATGCAATGGGAGGAGCAAACGTGGTAGTTAACGTAGATGCCTCTGGAACGTCTGCTCAAGGCAATACAGGGCAAGCTGAACAGCTTGGAAGTATGCTGGCAGAAGCAGTACAAGCTGAACTAATTAAGCAACAACGACCTGGAGGACTTTTAGCTAATTCACGCTAATGACAGAAACTTTTCCATCCATACAACCAACTTACGGGATTTCAAAAACGTCGGCCCCTATTAAACGTGTAGTACGTTTTGCTGATGGTTATGAACATAGAGTTTTATTTGGGTTGCAAAAGAATCAAAATCCTAAAATTTATTCTTTGACGTTTAAGGTTTCAGAAACAGATTCAGATATAATTGAAAGTTTTTTAGAGGACAGGGCTTTAGATCAAAAATGTTTTAACTACACACCAGAAGGAGAGTCAGCAGGAAAATTTGTTTGTGAAGAATGGAGAAAGTCAATTCCTTTTAAAAATAGAGCTACTATTACGGCTACATTTAGACAAGTATTTGAAGCAGATAGCTAATGGCAATAGAAGCATGGTCAGCTAGTACAAGCACTGCCTTAGCCGCAGGTACAATTAGAAGACCCACAACCGCAAAACAAAATGATAGTGGGTTAGTTTATAAAGTTATTGCTGCTGGAACGACTGGCTCAACAGAACCTCTATGGCCTGTAACAATCGGTTTAACAATAAAAGACGGCAACGCTACTTGGTTAGCAATTAGTGCTGTAGCAGGTCAATTATCGAATTTAACTCCAAAGACAATAATCGAATTATTTGAAGTGAAACTTGACCCCATATTGCACGGTGTTCAAGCAACTCAGACTCATAGATTTCACGCTGGCATAAACGATACTTTAGACGGAAATATAGTGTGGCAAGGAAATTACTATTTAAGGTATCCAGTTCAAGCAACAGGATTTGCTTTTCAAAAAGGACAGTTACCTAGACCACAAATAACAGTAAGCAACACAGAATCTTTGATGTCTTCCGTGATGCAGGAAGTAAATAGAGATGTAGCGTTTGGTAGCGATCTTACAGGAGCGAAAGTAACAAGAATTAGAACATTTGTTGAATACTTAGATGCTGTAACGTGGAATAATTCTATACCTGTAAACGGTGTTACTGGAACGTATTCATCTACTGGGTCTTTGGTTCAAGTAGAAATTTCAGGGACCAACCCTGGCTTTAGAATAGGAGATTATATCGAATTTGATGGTACATCTGGCACAGATCTTTTAGACGGTAAACAGTTAATTTGGAGTACTAATCAATATAATACTTACTATCATCTATTTTTTAATGTTTCTCCTGCTGCTGGAGGCTTTCAAAGCCAAGAAAATTGCACAGTTAAAATGGCAAATCCTTATGGAGATCCATCTCCTGTAGAGTTTCCTAGAGAAATTTATTACATAGACAGAAAAACATTAGAAAATAGAGATTTAGTTACGTTTGAATTAGCCAGCGTTATTGATTTAGCAGGGGTAAGAGTACCAAAAAGGCAATGTACTAGAGTTCTATTTCCTTCAATTGGAACGTTCTTATAATTATGTGGAAAGAGAAGGCATTACAACATGCTATAGAACAAGATCCTAAAGAATCCGTAGGATTACTTGTCAATATTAAGGGTAAAAAGTCCTATTTTTCTTGTAAGAATTTAGCTGGAAATGCTGAACAATGTTTTATTTTAGACCCAAAAGATTACGTCAAAGCTGAAGAAGTAGGACAAATAGTTGCCGTCATACATTCTCATCCATCAGGACCACCTACTCCAAGCGAATCAGATAAGATCAGTTGCGAGGCTGGTGATTTGCCTTGGCATATTGTTAGTCCAAGCACGAAAGAATGGGATTATTACGAGCCAGTAGGATACAAAGCTCCGCTTAAAGGTAGAACGTGGCATTGGGGCGTTACAGATTGCTATACGCTTGTTCAAGATTGGTATAAAGAAGTAAAAGGTATTGAATTAATTGATGGAGATAGACCTTTATCCCCTGAAGCTTTTCTTGAAAACCCAGTTTACAATGGGAACAAGACGGGTGATGATTTCCTAAAGTCAGCAGGTTTTAGACCTTTATCTTCTGAGGAGCGTTTAGAAAATGGAGATGTATTGTTAATGAATAGAGGCAGTAAAGGACTTAACCATGTTGCTATCTTTTTAAATGGGGAAGTGTTGCATCATTTATCTAGGCGTTTAAGTTGTCAGGAACCTTATTCCGAATGGTTGCTAAAATGTACGGGAGGGAGGTATAGGTATGCTCAAGACAATTAAATTATACGGATCTCTTAAAGAGATTACTGGACACGGAGAATTAGAAGCTCATGTTACTAATACAGGTGACTGTATGAGTTTTCTTTTAATGAACTGGCCTGAATTAAGGGGTCACATGAGAGATCAATACTACCAAGTTTTAACTGATGGGAATGAAGTAGGAGAAGAACAGCTTGATTATCCTTTTGCTAAGGAAATAAAGATTGTACCTGTTATTACTGGAGCAGGAGAAAATTTTGGAAAAATTTTGTTAGGAGCAATATTAATTGGAGCTGCTATTGCTTCTGGGGGAGCAACTTTAACTATGGGAGGATTCGTAGGAGCTTCTGGCGCACCTTTTTCTCTTGCTTTCATGCAAAGTTCTGCTTTATGGGCAGCAGCAGGAAATATAGGTCTAGCCCTTGCTATAGGCGGTGTAGCAAACATACTATTTCCTCCCGCAAAAGAAGAAGAACGTGAAGACGATCCACGTATATCATTTGCTTTCGGTGGAACGCCTAACGTTATAAGAGCAGGTACAACACACCCAATTGTTTACGGAGAAATCTTTACAGGGTCTACAGTAATAAGTGCATCTGTTAGAACAGAAGAGGTACAAGCATGACTAAAGTAATAAGAGGAGGTCTTTTTGGTTTATTTGGGGGTAAAAAAAGCAGTAAACCAAGGAGAGATCCAGACAATTTAAATAGTAGACAGTATATAACTATTCAGGAATTAATTTCTGAAGGAGAAATAGAAGGTTGGGCAACAGCAGAAAAAGAAAGAAAAGCTGCTTTAGAGGCAGACGCAAATGCTACTGGATGGGGAAGAGGTGAGGCTAATTACAATGCAGCAGCTTTGAAAGATGTTTTTCTAGACAATACTCCTGTTGTTAGAAATTTAGCTTCTGGTATAGACCCACCAAGAGCAACAGATGTTACAGACGCAGATGAGTTAGCTAAAAACACTAATTATCCTGATGTTACATTTACTCCTCGTTTCGGTACAGAAAATCAAACTCATATTCCAGGGATAGAGCATACTTCCACTACTGTTGCTATTACTACACATGCTTCCGTTTCAACAACTCAACCGTATGTAATTCCTGTTGCTTTAGGCACAACAATAGAAAATGTTGATGGAGCAGATGCAGTAAAAATAACGATCACTTTCCCTCAGATGTACGAAACAAATGACAAAGGTGATTTACTAGGAAGATCTGTCGGGATACAGATTACTGTTCAGTACACTGGAGGAAGTGAAACAGAGTATTTAACAGATACAATTTCAGGTCGAACAAATGACGCATATTCAAGATCTTATCGGGTAGATTTTACTGCGAGTAGTGGTTCCGTAACAGTAAGAGTTAAAAGGACTACAGATGACCACGATTCAAACGAAAGAATAAGAGACATCTTTAAAGTTACTGGAGTGGAGGTAATAGAAGATGATCATTCTTCCTATTCTGGAAGTGCATACGGGGCACTTACATTAGATAGTAAAGTTTTCAGTAGCGTCCCAAGTAGAAAATACAGAATAAGAGGAATTAAAATCAGAATCCCAGGTGCAGGTGCAGCAAACTCTGGAACTCCTACCGTTGATAGCGAAACAGGAAAAATAAGTTACCCAGAGAATTATATTTTTAATGGAACGATGGGCGCAGCTCAATGGTGTGCTTGTCCTGCGATGGTCTTATTAGATCTTTTAACACACCAAACTTATGGTTTAGGAGAACAAATTGCACCTGATTACGATCTAGACAATCCTTTAGATAGTGACTTATTTGCAAATATAGATTTATATAGTTTTGTAGAAGCTTCTAAATATTCAAACACGGAAGTACCTGACGGTTTTGGAGGAATGGAGCCACGATTTAGCTGCAATGTAAATATTTTAGCGGCAAAAGAAGCCTTTAATTTAATAGAAGAGTTGAGTAGTGTTATGCGTTGTATGCCCATATGGGCAGCAGGAAGAGTAACAATAACTCAAGACAAACCAACTGATGCAAGCTTTCTTTTTAGTCTCGCAAATGTAACGGAAGCAGGATTTTCCTATAGTGGATCGTCTTTAAAAACTAGACATTCTGCTGTATCTGTAAGTTATTACAACATGGATAGTAGAGAAATAGATTTTGAACTTGTAGAAGATACGGTTTTAAAAGGTAAATTTGGTTATCTTAAAAGGGATGTAAAAGCATTTGCATGTACCAGTAGAGGTCAAGCTGAAAGACTAGGTAAAGCTATATTGTTTGCGGAACAGCAGGAAACTGAAGTAGTTTCCTTTACAACATCTATAGAGAATGGAGTATCAATTAGGCCTGGGTCTATTATAGATATAAATGATCCAGTCCGTAGCGGAGGCAGGAGATCTGGACGTGTAAAGAGTGCAACAACAACTGCAATAACTGTTGATGGAGATCAAGATTTAGGTACTTTTGGAGGAGCGAATCAAAAGATAAAAGTATTGATATCTAATAACGTAATAGAAGAAAAAGGTGTTACAGGTATTAACAACGGTGTTATATCTCTAAGCTCTGCTTTAACCGAAGCTCCTGTTGTTAATGCAATTTGGCTTTTATCAAGTGAGAGTTTAGAACCTCAAAAATTTAGAGTCATAACTGTAGAAGAACAAGATGGTTTTCTCTACAAAGTTACTGCCTTAACTTATAATCCTGGCAAATACGCCAATATAGAGGAAAATTTAGATCTTCCTGTTAGAAACACAACGATATTAGTTCCCCCAGGAGAACCACCTTCTACTTCTACTTGCAATGAAGAATTAGTAGTAAGGAATGGGGTAGCAATATCTAAACTGTATATTTCTTGGGGAGCAGTTGCAGGTGTTAATCAATATCTAGTTCAATATAAATTTGGAGACGGTAACTTTGAAGATATAGTTACTTATAACCCTAGTTTTTTCATAGATAATAATATTCCTGGGGTCTACACATTTCACATATACTCTTACAATTCAGATCTAGAATTATCTTCTACTTTTTTAGAAAAAATATATACGGCTGAAGGTAAAACAGCAGTTCCAGGGGACGTAACAGGTTTAACGGGTGAACCAGTAGGGAATAAACAGGTTCGTCTTAGATGGAACAGGTCTGTGGATGCAGATGTTTTACATGGAGGACGTGTTTACATTCGTCATTCGACTAATACGGATGGCACTGGATCGTTTTCTAATAGTGTGGATTTAGTTGCTGCTATGGCAGGGAATTCAAGTGAGGCTTTAGTTCCCCTGCTTGAAGGAGAGTATATTTTAAAATTCCAAGATGATGGTGGACGTTTTTCAGCAGGTGAAGCAAGTGTACTTATTGATTTTCCAGACGCAGAACAAGAACAAATAATACCAACAACACACGGAACCAGAGAAGATCTAGCCACCGCTTCCTATAACGCTTTTTCAGGTACTCTTATTACAAGTTTTGTAGACACTGTTAGTTCAAACGTTACTTATTCTAGTGGGGTTTTAAAACTTACAAGTACGTCTTTTACAAGTCCTGCAACAGAAAAAACAGGTACTTATGTTTTCGCAAGAGTAATAGATTTAGGTAGGGTTATGGCCCTAACGTTAAGAAGACACATAGTAAGTGTTGGAGTGGTTGTAGGTACAACAATGGACGACTGGGGACTGGTAGATAGTAAAATTACAGGATGGGACGGTGAGGCTGCTAATGATGTTGACTGTCAATTATATGTAAGAACTACCAATACTATGTCTGGTGGTTCACTTGCTCACTCTGATTTTGATGGAAAAGATTGGAATTTATTTGTAAACGGTGAGTATAAAGCAAGATGTTTTCAATTTAAGGCTGTTATAACTACTAGAAATACGGGGCAAAATATCAGTATCTCTGAATTAGGTCTTACAGCTTCCCTTCCTTCTAGATCAGAACAAAGTGTAACCACTATTCAATCAATTACAGATGCAGTTGCAGATGCAAATGGCAAAACAATTACATTCGATAAACCATTCTTTGTAGGAACTAGCACTTTAGGAACTTTAAATAACTTTCTCCCTTCTATTGGTATAACAGCTCAAGATCTAGCTTCTGGTGATTATTTTACAATTTCACATCCTTCAAGTGATTCTGATAAAGGTAAGAAATTTACGGTTAAGTTTATGAACAGTTCTAGTGGTACAACTGCCTTGAACAAAAAGTTTACCTATCAAGCTGTGGGTTTCGGTAAAGGGGTATAGAATAGTTTAAAACAGTCTAGTAATGTCACAAGTAACAAACTACGTTATCGATAATGCCGCAGGGCAAGTAGTAAGACTAGATATACAAGCGATAGTTTCAGCAATCCGTAATTGTAATAGTGGCTCTAATTCTGGGCCTCCTAATCCTGAGAAATTTATGTTTTTTGGGAAAACTGATAATAACAAGCTATATATCTATGACGGTTCTGATTTTACAGAATTAGGAGATGTTACTCAAGCTAATTTAGGATTACTACTTAAATCAGGTGGAACGTTAACAGGAGCTTTGCTTGCTGATGATGCAGCCACACACGCTGCTCCAGCTATAAGTTTTGACGGTGATTCAGATACAGGTTTTTATAGAGACGCAGCTAATACGATTGGTATTTCTACTGCTGGAGTAGAAAGAATGATTATAGATGAGCATGGCATAACACTAAGAGCGCAAAAAGATATAAGGTTTGGTGACGCAGATAGTAGTAACTATGTAGCATTGCAGTCTCCTGCTACTGTTTCCAGTAATGTTACTTTCAGTCTTCCAGCAGCAGATGGTAATGACGGAGATGTTTTAAAAACAAACGGATCAGGAGCTTTATCCTTTGGAACAATTCAAGGTGTCCCCACTGGTTCTGTCTTTTGCATGGCAACATCTACCGTTCCAGCAGGGTATTTAGAGTGTGATGGTTCTGAGCACGAAAAAACAGGTTCTTACAGTGCTTTGTTTGCTGTCATTGGAACGACTTGGGGAGAGAACGGTACAAAATTTAAGCTTCCAGATTTAAGAGGTGAGTTTGTTAGAGGTTGGGTTTCTGATAGGACACAAAATGGAGCCAGTTTTCCTGATCCTGGCAGGGCTATGGGTGTAGGTGGTCATCAATCTGACCAAAACAAATCGCATACACACAGCTATAATGATCCATTGATAGGAGACTACGCAGGTTTAAAACACGACACTCATGGTACGGCTGTTGAATATCCTACTGTGAATGGAGGTAGTACAGGTTCAGAAGGAGGAACAGAATCCAGACCCAGGAACTTTGCGATGATGTATGTAATAAAAACTTAACTCTTGGTAAACTGTATTAAAAATCTGGATCCATGGCAATAACACCTGGAACGTATGACATGACTGTTCAACGCAGGTCAGATCATACAGTTAGCGTCACCCTAAAAGACGGGAACAATCTTGCTGTAAATTTCTCAGGCTATACATTAGCTTCACAGGTTTGGGATGCAGCTAGAACAACTAAAGCTGCTGATGCAACTTGTACTATTACAAATGCTGCTGGTGGAACATTTGATTGGAAGTTAAGTTCTACTCAAACGGCTGCTATGACAGCAGCAGAATATAAGTATGATGTTCGACTGACTGTGGGAGGACTCCACGAATACTGGATTGAAGGTACTATTTATATGAGTGAAGGTTACACAGCATGACTTCGGTAAACATTTCAACGACAAAGAACACTGTAACCGTTGATGAAGATAATCCATCGGTCATAACAGTTGCGACTCTCGGACCTCAAGGACCAGCAGTTCCAGATGGAGACAAAGGAGATATTACGGTTAGCAACAATGGAACGGTAATGACCATTGATGCAGGTGTTGTTAATAATGCCAAGATTGCGTCTGATGCAGCAATAGCATTATCAAAACTTGCAACTGGAGCGTTACCTACAGCTATCACGGTAACAAGTGCGAATATTTCTGATTTAAGTATTGTCAATGCGGATATAAATGCAAGTGCAGCAATAGCAGGAACAAAAATAAACCCTGATTTTGGAAGTCAAAATTTAATTACGACTGGGAATATAACAATTGCTGATGTTACAGCAGCATCTTTAGACATTTCTGGCAATGCAGATATAGATGGAACTCTTGAAGCGGATGCGTACACAGTTAACGGAACTGCATTAAACGAATACATTGCCGATACAGTCGGCGCAATGGTTTCTAGTAATACTGAGTCAGATATTGTCGTTACTTATCAAGATTCAGATAATACTCTTGATTTCACTGTTAGTAATATTTCTGGAACCTCTGGGGGCTTATCTGGCACACCAAACATCACAGTTGGAGTAGTAACAGGAGGTAGCCTCGATATTTCGGGTGATGCAGATATAGATGGAACTTTAGAGGCTGATGCGTACACAGTTAATGGCACAGCATTAAATGAATACATCGCTGACACTGTTGGTGCAATGGTTTCTGGTAATACGGAAACTAATATTGCAGTTACTTATGACGATGCAGATAACACTTTAGATTTTTCAGTTGTCAATATTACTGGTAATGCTGCAAGTGCAACGATCTTGCAAACGGCAAGAACAGTAGCGGGAACAAGCTTTGATGGATCAGCTAATATTGATATTTCCTACAACAATCTGACTAATAAATTATCAGTTGGGGATGGTGGATTAACACAGAATAATTTTACTAATACGTTAAAAACAAAAGTTGATGGGATAGAAAATTCAGCAACGGCAGACCAAACAGGAGCAGAAATAAAAACAGCGTATGAAGCAGAAAGTGACACAAATGCTTTCACTGATGCGTTTAAAACAAAGCTTGATGGAATTGAAACTGCTGCTACAGCAGATCAGACAGCAGCAGAAATAAAAACACTATTCAATAGCAATGGTCTTGTTGATGCTCAAATAGATGCAAGTGCAGCAATATCTTTATCGAAACTTGCGACTGGAGCATTACCAACTGCAATTACAGTTACGAGTGCGAATATTTCTGATTTAAGCCTTGCTAACGCAGATGTAAGTGCAAGCGCAGCGATAGCTGGAACAAAGATTTCTCCTGATTTTGGATCGCAGAATATCGTTACTACTGGAACTTTAGGTTCTGGAAATATAACTGTATCTAGTTCTTCTCCAACAATAACTTTTACTGATTCAGACACAAATCCAGACTATACACTTTATGCAGCTAACGGAAACTTTAATATTTATGACGCAACAAACTCTGTTACTAGATTTTTAATAAATAGTGATGGTCACATTGATTTAAATGGCAACGTAGATGTTGGTGCTGGTATTGATGTAACAGGAAATATCACAGTTACAGGAACAGTTGATGGAGTTGATATTGCAACTAGAGATACTTTGTTTGGTGGGCTTACTTCTAGTTCAGGAGTATTAACTAATGGTGTAACAGCTACGACCCAATCAGCAAGTGATAACTCCACCAAAGTAGCAACGACAGCCTATACAGACACAGCGATTTCAAACTTAGTTGATTCTAGCCCTGGCACGTTAAATACATTAAATGAACTAGCTGCTGCATTAGGAGATGACGCTAATTTCTCTACAACAGTAACAAATAGTATTGCTACTAAATTACCTTTAGCAGGTGGAACTTTAACTGGAACGTTAAATGGTACGAGTGCTGATTTTTCAGGGAATATTTTAGTTGGAGGCAATGATTCTGTTTTTGCAGAAAATAATCTGAGATTTAAATCGGCTGGTGCTGCATATATAGATCACAGCACGACTAGCCAAAGCATAAATTTCAGAGTCTCTAATAGTTCATCTCTTGATGTAACTGCTTTAACAATTGCAAGCGATGGCGACGCTACTTTTGCAGGGGATGTAACTACAGGGCCAGTTTTTACAGTTAAAGGAACTGAAGGTGTAAGTGCAAATTTATATTTAATAGCTGACGACGGTGATGATAATGGGGATGGTTGGAGAATTAATTCAAATCAAGATGATAACGATTTAACAATTTCAAATAATACTTCTGGTTCGTATGTAGACAAATTCACTCTTTTAAATAATGGTGCTGCCACTTTTACAGGTAGCGTAACGGCGACTGATATTATTACTGCTGGTGCATTACTGCATGAAGGCGATACAGATACTTTAGTTCATTTTACAAATAACGATGAAATTTCTTTAAAAACAGCAGGCACTACCAGATTAAAAGTTCATACTTCTGGTGCTGACATAACAGGACAGCTTGGACTCACAGGAAAAATAGTAGGAGGTTCAGATGCTCAGAACAATACTGTTTTAGGTACACAAGCAGGAGATAGTTTTACAGGCACAGATGCTTCAGCTAATACTCTCATTGGTCAAGGATCAGGAACAGCAATAACTACTGGAGACAATAATACGGCGATAGGACGTTATTCTTTACGAACAAATACAACGGGAGGAAAGAATACAGCCCTTGGTAGAAGTGCTTTAGATCAAGCTACAACTGCGAGTGAAAATACTGCTGTTGGATATAATTCACTTTATGCAAACACAACTGGAAATGATAATACTGCTATTGGTGTAAATTCGTTAACTGCAAATACTACAGGTAGTGATTGTACTGCTGTTGGATTTCAAGCGTTATATGAAAATACCACAGGAAATAATAATATTGCGATGGGGCGAAATGCTTTATATGAAAATACAACAGGTAATTACAATGTCGCTCTTGGTTATGGAGCCATACAAAATAACAGCACTGCTAATTCTAATACTAGTGTTGGGTATAATGGACTAAATGCAAACACAACTGGTTCTGTAAACACTGCTGTTGGTTCTCAAGCATTAAAATTAAACACAACAGGAACACAGAACACTGGTCTTGGTGCAAATGCATTATATTCAAATACAACTGCTTCTTATAATACTGCTGTTGGTAGAGAAGCATTAACCACAAATACAACTGGTGCTAGTAACACTGCTGTTGGAACAGATTCTTTACAGCAAAACACAACAGGTAGTTATAATACTGCTGTTGGTCATGATGCGTTAGATGCAAACCAAACTGGATCTGCAAGTACTTGTATTGGATATAACGCTGGAAGTGCTTTTACTTCTGATGGATTAACAGCTATTGGTAAAGATGCACTTGAATTATGTACTACAGGTGTAAATACAGCAGTTGGAGCTAATGCTTTAGCAACTGTAACAACTTCGTCTGGTAATACAGCAGTTGGTCAAGATGCTTTAACTCTTAATACAGGAACTAGAAACTCAGCTTTAGGATCTTATGCTTTAGATGCTAATACAACAGGTAATTATAATACTGGTTTAGGTTATTACGCATTAACAACAGCTACAACAGCTACTCATAACACTGCTGTTGGTGATTATGCTTTACATGCCAACACGACTGGTAGTTCTAATACTGCTGTAGGTCAAGCTTGTTTACATCTTAGTACTACTGCGTCAAATAACACTGCTGTTGGTGTAGCTGCATTAAACCAAAATACAACAGGAGCTACTAACATTGCTATAGGTGGTAGTACTTTAAGAGATAACACTACAGCAAGTAACAATACTGGTGTTGGTTTTAACGCTTTACTAGCAAACACAACTGGAGCAGAAAATACTGCTGTAGGTGCCTATGCTCTAGATGCAAATACAACTGCTGGTAATAACACTGCTGTTGGTTATGCAACTTTAGGTGTAAACACAATAGGAGCCCAAAACGTAGCTGTTGGTAATTATGCTTTAGATGCAAACACAACTGCTAATAATAATACTGCCGTTGGTTATGCTGCTTTAACTGCAAACACAACTGGAACTTCAAATACAGCAATAGGTGCTGAATCATTAGATGCAAATACAACAGGTAATAGTAATACAGCAATAGGAATATCAGCTTTAGGATCTAATACCACTGGAGCGAGTAATTTTGCTGGTGGTCAAGGAGCTTTATTTGCAAATACAACTGCTTCTAATAATACTGGCGTAGGTTATTTTGCTCTAAATGCAAACACAACAGGAACAGAGAATACTTCTGTAGGTAAAGGTGCATTAAGTGCAAATACTACCGCTAATGCTAATACTGCTATCGGTTATATTGCTTTAGAAGATAATACAACAGGAGCTAATAATACTGGTATTGGTAGAGAAGCTCTGAATAAAAATACAACTGGATCTGATAATACTGCTGCGGGTAAAGATGCTTTACAATTCAACACAACTGGAGCTAATAATACTGCTGTAGGTACCTATGCTCTAGAGGCAAACACAACTGGAACGCAGAACGTAGCTGTTGGTGGATATAGTTTAAAAGATACTACAACAGGAAGCTATAATACTGCTTTAGGTGCTTATGCTTTAGGCGATCAAACAACAGGAGGATATAACGTTGCTGTTGGTAGGCAAGCATTAAAATATAATACAACTGCCAATTACAATACTGCTGTTGGTTATCACTCACTACAAGTAAATACAACTGGACAACAGAATGTTGCTTTTGGTACTAGTGCTTTAAGTTCAAATACAACTGCAAATTATAACAATGCGATAGGTGCTTTTACTTTAAGAGACAATACAACAGGCATACAAAACACAGCTTTAGGTCATGCTGCTTTAATTGTAAACACAACAGCAGATAATAATACAGGTATAGGTTATGCTGCTTTATTAGCAAACACGACTGGTTCTGTAAACACTGCTGTTGGTGCTGCTGCATTAGATGCAAACACTACAGGCGGTGCTAATACTGCTATTGGTTCTAATGCTGCAGGTGCAAACACCACTGGTTCCGATAATACTGCTGTTGGAAAGGATAGTTTTCGTTTAAGTACTACTGGAAATAGTAATACTGCGATTGGACAAAATGCTTTATATAGTAATTCAACTGCAAATAATAATACTGCTGTTGGTAACAACGCAATGTTGTCAAACACAACTGGAACTAACAACACTGTTATAGGTTCTCTGGCTTTAGACGCAAATACTACGGGATCTAGTAATACTGCTATTGCTATGAATACCCTTAGTTCAAACACAACAGGTAATTATAATACTGCTGTTGGTCACGATGCGTTAGATGCAAATACTACTGGACAGCAAAATACAGCCGCAGGTTATGGTGCATTAGGAGCAAGTACGACTGCTGATTACAATACTGCTTTTGGTTCTGGAACTTTATCAAGCGTAACGACTTCAGAAAATAATGTAGCGATAGGTAGAGCAGCTTTATATAACAGTACTGCTGCTGATAACACTGCTGTTGGATCGTTAGCTTTATACCTAAACACATCTGGTGCAGACAACACTGCTTTTGGTAGAGGTGCTTTGCAATCCAATACAACAGCATCAGGAAATACAGCCGTTGGATATAAAGCCTTAGATACTAATACTACAGGGGCTGGGAATGTAGCGGTAGGACAAAATGCTTTAGGTGCAAACACAACTGCTAGTGATAACGTTTCTATTGGTAAAAATTCATTAGGTACAAACACAACAGGAAACCAAAATGTTGTTATAGGTAATTTTGCTGCAACTGCAAATACAACTGGAAGCCACGGTGTTGCAATTGGTCATAATGCTTTAAATGACAATACAACTGGTGCTTATAACACTGCTGTTGGTTTTGAATGTTTAGAAAAAAATACAACTGCTTCTGCAAACGTTGCATTTGGTTTTAGAGCTGCTCAAGCTAATACAACTGGAACTCAAAATACTGCATTAGGATATACAGCTTTATTATCGAATACAACTGGAGATAACAACACTGTTGTTGGTAAAGATGCTGGTTATGATATAACCACTGGAGATAACAATATTTGTATTGGATATAATTCTCAACCAACTGGAGCAACTGAAAGTAATGAAATTACATTAGGTAATACTAGTAATGATGATTTACGTTGTAATGACACCTCTATATCTAGCCTTTCTGATTCAAGAGATAAAGTAGATGTTGTTGACTTACCTGCTGGACTTAGCTTTTTAAATACATTAAGACCTGTTAAATTCAAATGGCAAACAAGAGATGGAAATATAAATGATGGAAAAATTAGAGCAGGTTTCTTAGCTCAGGAATTACAAACAGCACAGAAAGATAATGAGTTTTTAAATTTAGTATCAAATAAAAATCCAGATCGTTTAGAAGCAAAGTATGGTAATTTAATACCTTGCTTAGTTCAAGCAATCAAGGAACTATCAGCAACAGTAACTACACTGGAAGCAAAAGTCACTGCCCTCGAAGCAGGGTAGAATAAAACCATCCATTCTTAATACTCATGGCTGAAAGAACTGCTGATGAAGTAGCACAAATATTCTCTGCCGCAGGGGATAGTGTTACTTTGATCAATTCAATTGCTGCTCAATCTTCTATTTCTGATGAAGATAAAAACTCTCTAAAGAGAAATGTTGATCACCTTGAAATTATCAAGGCATATAAAAAAGAGGATGACACAACCTCTATCTGGACATCCGAATCTTTTACAGATATAGATGCAGCAGTTACACTTGGGAAGTCTAAATACTAATTATGGCTGATCAACTTTCTAAATGGAAAACAACCTTAGCCGAAAAAGAACAGTATAAGGTACAGCTAGAAAATGCTTTAAATACAACTATCTCTGAAATTCTTCAGTTGAAGGGTGGTATTCAGTACGCAGAGTCGGCTGTTCAGGAAGAAGAGCCTGAGCCTTCATGCGAAGTATCAAGTGAAGAGGCAACAGAGGAAGAAGCCCAATAGTTAAAATTAGGCTAGTGTGACCAATAGCTTTAAAAATTGCGTCTCTTATCATGCAAAAAATTCTGAACATTATCAGTGTACTGTCTTTCCTCTTGGTGATCTCGTTAACAGGGGGCGGTATTTTTGGCTATCTTTGGATTACTAATGAAGAGAATCAAGAGAAGTTAAAGAAGCAGATGATCGAACAGGTTACTGGATCGTTAAAATTGCCTGGATTATCTGGCCCTGCTCTTCCTACTGGAGCGTTAAGTCCTGCACAGCAAAAGAATGAAGAAAAGAAAGCTTTTAGTTTACCTAAGTTTTGATCCCTAAAGTTGAGATCCCTGCAATAGGAGTTGAACCTGTAAAAACATATTTAATACAAACACCTGTAATTAATACTCCAAACGTACCAGTCAATGTACCGATAGGATTCCCAGTAATTGAAATGCCTTGTGTTAAGGCAAGAAGAAGTATTGAAAATGATGCTTTATTAGATAACGATCCAGATGGCAATTTGATTCTGTGTCCTGCACAGACACCAAGTTATGAGCCAATGAATTATGACCCGTT